TGCAATGGCGCTGATGTCAATATAAAGCGCCATTGCTGCTTCTTTGCCGATCCCGGGATGCCTTCCATTCTGATGTTTGACTTCGCCCACTGAGAAACCCTCTGTTTCCCCTTAACGCCGGGGTAGCGGAACAAAAAACTGCTGCATAGTTATTAAAGTTGAACCCTGCCGTCATGTTCATACGCCTCGGGCTGGCTACTTAACCCCTGACCACTGCCGGGTAACTCGAAGTATTTCCCTGCGTTCTGTGGGGCGGGGTGGGTTGGTATTTTTAGTTTAATAAACATTAAACTTAAGTCAAGTAAAAACTAAACCGCGGGACATAACAAACACAACGCTTTTGATAAAGTCGTTGCGGTTGTTATGTTTCTATTGGTAGTGAAAGTTAGGGAAACTGGCGTCTTGCGTGGATCACGTTTACTACTTCAACGCTTGATGTTGTTACGCGGTATAGAATTATATAGTTAGGGTGGGCTACAATCTCACGCAAGCCAGGTACTCTGTCGCTTGGTGGGTATAAATACGGATGTTCGGATAACGGCAGCACACAACCCCTTAATCGCTGCCATAAGCGTTCAGCCGCATCTATGTCGAAACGAGCAATATAACTAGTTATATCATCTAGGTCGGTATCTGCGCTTTCAAGCCATAACACGGGTAACATTTTACTGCTTGCTCCGTTCCTTGCGCATCTTAGCAAAGCGTTCTGCCATTCTGCGCTCAACTTCGTCATGGGGAATTGCTGGGCGCGGATCTGCAAGGCTCGTTGCTACTTTCGCACGCAGCCATTCGTTGTAACTGTTTTCTTGTTCAATGGTTTCAAATTCAGAAACCATTGGTGAAAGGGCTCTATTCATGTTTCCTCCGGTTTTATAACTCAGGCGCGGCGGCATTTTTGCGCCGCAATCCATCTCGCTATGAGATCTTCCATTGATTCTTTTTTCTGCTTTAACTCGCTGATTATCTGGCGTTGCTCATCCTCAGGGAAGGCTGAAAAAATCTGCAATAATTCCAGTTGATTAGACGTTAACCCTGCATGTGGTGGAGAACCCCCCGGTTGTTCTGCGTATTCCGCATCCAGATACCCTTCCGGCATCCCGTATGTTTGCTCTATTCTTCTGGCAGCCTTTTCTCCAAACGAGGCTCTCCCACTCATTAGTTGAGATAGGTAGCTCTTCTCTTTGGGTGGCAGAGTTTTATCTTTAAACCACTCCTTGAGACGTAAACGGCGAATTTCTTTTTTTTGCATGTGGTAATTATCTTTAGTAATCACTAAACAAGCAAATACTTGACTTAATGGTTTATTAAACACTAAACTCGCAAAAAACACTAAACCGAGGAAGGTATGACATTAAAAGAGTTTATTAAATCATTAAGGGTTGGTGATGCTAAGAAATTCGCGGCCAGACTTGGTGTATCGCCATCTTACTTATCGCAAATGGCGTCTGGACGAACAGCTATATCTCCAACCCGCGCCCTTATGATCGAATCTGCGACGGAAGGCCAAGTAAGTAGGGCGGAGCTACGACCCCATGATTGGGAGCTTATTTGGCCTGAGTATGCGAGCGGCATTCGTTTGGGGCAAACACATGTAGTTCATGCTGAAGGTGATTGTAGTGCATGCTTATCTGATGGAGTTGATTCATGAAAATCAAGCATGAACACATCCGCATGGCGATGAATGTCTGGGCGCATCCGGACGGCGAAAAAGTACCGGCTGCGAAAATTACCAAAGCGTATTTCGAGCTGGGAATGACGTTCCCGGAACTGTATGACGACAGCCATCCGGAAGCCATGGCTCGCAATACTCAGAAAATTTTCCGCTGGGTGGAGAAAGACACTCCTGATGCGGTTAAAAAAATTCAGGCGTTGTTACCAGCGATCGAAAAAGCGATGCCGCCTCCGCTGGTGGCCCGAATGCGCAGCCACAGTTCCGCTTATTTTCGGGAGTTGGTAGAGACGAAGGAACGGCTGGTGAAAGATATTGATGATTTCGTTGCATCAGCGATCGTTCTGTTCGATCAGATGAATCGTGGTGGCCCGGCAGGAAACACTCTGGCTGTGCATTAATTGGGTAATAAATATGAGTAATGACAAAAAATTGACACTGAGCGTTTACGAAAACAGTCCGCACATCTGGCGTGGCGGTTTATCTGATGTGGAGCTGGCAGAGTGGTTGATACATAAAGCTAATGCGCTGCTCTGGCGTTTGTCAGCCAGAGAACAGCGCAAGGAAACCAGAATAAAGCTGGCTGATGCAGAAGCGTGTGCCGGGCTTATTGAGGATTATACAAATCTTGGTATTTCTTCAGCAGAGAGTGATCCCATTCAGCCTCTGAGCAGGGAGTCAATCCAGCACGCTGGTTGTATGGCACATCTTGTAACTGCTCGTCAACATGAGGTGGGTATTGGATCACTTCCGGCGGGATATTCGCTGATTCCAGAGCTGGTTGAAGCAAGAAAATCAGTTCAGAAAAAGAGAGATGACGCACTTCAATTATTGAGAGAGCACTATGGCGCGATACCAGAATGCGAACAGCGTCGATACCCTGAAGGTTATGAATGGATGCAGTCTCTTTTTGAAGTTCGCTAATCAATATGTCGAGACGAAGGTATGTTTCGGCGCGCAGCCAGGCTCTGTAATCCGGGAGCATTTCGGGGCTGTTACACCAGCGGTTTGTTGCTGCAACATTTAATACATGAGCCTGATAAAGGCTTTTCAAAAAATACATGTCGAACCTCCTCTGGTTCTGTCGATTGGGAACCACAGATTATATCCGGAGGAAGGTTCGGCACCAGATGAGGTAGCCATGCGTGATTACGCAAAAGTTTCTCCGCGATTCTGGCTGGGAGAAACGGGGAGAGAACTTAGAAAGGCGGGTGCAGAAGCGCAAGTTGTTGCTTTTTACCTGATGACATCCCCTCACGCAAATATGCTGGGTTTGTATTACCTGCCAGTTTTATACCTTGCTCATGAAACCGGGCTTGGTCTGGAAGGGGCTTCAAAGGGGCTTAAAAGGGCTGTTGAAGCTGGTTTTTGTAGCTATGACCATGATGCAGAGATGGTCTGGGTCCATGAAATGGCAGCCTGGCAGGTTGGGGAAACGTTGAAGCCTGGCGATAACCGTTGTGCAGGTGTCAGGAATGAGTATGCATCATTACCTGAAAACGCTTTTCTGTCAGTGTTTTACGACAGATATAAAACGGATTTCCATCTGGATGTGAGGCGGAATAATAGCCGAAATTCGGTAAGGGGCTTCGAAGGGGCTTTTAAGGGGCTTCGAAGCCAAGAACAGGAACAGGAGCAGGAGAAAGAACAGGAACAGGACAAAAACACTATGGTTCATGGCAAAAAAAACACCACGAACCAGGCAGGGGATGTTCAGACCGTCAATCCTGGTCAGCCAGCAGGCACGACACCGGAAGCCGATTCGGGCGCTGTGCAGCAGGTGATGACCGCAGGGTCGGAGCAATCACACCAACTGCAGCAGCCTGAAGCCGATTCCGCCATTCAGCGGGAAGCCGATCGGGTAGTCCCGGAAAGCACCGGGCAGTCTGTGGGACGAGTGGATTATCCGGATGTGTTCGAACAGGTCTGGCGGGAATACCCGTTGCGTGCTGGGGCAAACCCGAAGAAATCCGCTTTCAGTGCCTGGAAGGCCAGATTGCGCGAGGGGGTGCCACCAGAGACCATGCTGGATGGTGTGAGGCGTTACGCGAGATACCTGGCGGCGACCGGGAAAGCGGGAACGGAATTTGTTCAGCGAGCGACGACGTTTTTTGGGCCGGACCGGAATTTTGAAAACCCCTGGTTGCTCCCGGTAAGCGGCACGAACAACCAGCGTTGTGTGAATCATATTTCTGAACCGGATACCGAAATTCCGCCGGGATTCAGGGGGTGATGTGGCATGAAAAACATTGCGGCAGCCGGGGTTCTTGAACGTATTCGCAGACTTGCACCACAGGCGTCGGTTCCACCGTACCGGACGGTGGAGGAGTGGCGGGAATGGCAACTTGCTGAAGGACGAAAACGCAGCGAGGAGATTAACCGCCAGAATCACCAGTTGCGGGTGGAAAAAATCCTGAATCGTTCGGGCATCCAGCCTCTGCACAGCAAATGCTCGTTTGCGAATTATCAGGTGCAGAACGACGGGCAAAAATACGCGCTGAGCCAGGCCAAATCCATAGCTGACGAACTGATGACCGGGTGCACGAATTTTGTGTTCAGCGGTAAAACCGGCACCGGGAAAAATCACCTTGCAGCGGCGATGGGTAACCGGCTGATGGCGAAGGGGCGCAGCGTGATTATCGTCACCGTGTCTGATGTCATGAGCGTGTTGCATGACAGCTACGACAACGGCAAATCCGGGGAAAAATTTTTACAGGAGCTTTGCAGTGTTGATTTGCTGGTCCTGGATGAAATAGGCGTTCAGCGGGAGACGAAAAACGAGCAGGTGGTATTACACCAGATAATTGATCGCCGGACAGCATCACTGTGCAGTGTCGGGATGTTAACAAACCTGAATCATGCCGCAATGAGTACACTTCTTGGTGAGAGGATTATGGACCGCATGACCATGAACGGTGGTCGATGGGTGACGTTTAACTGGGATAGCTGGCGTCCAAATGTCAGCAATATGAGGGTTGTGAAGTAATTTTGTCCGGAGGAAATTTTAATGGAAACCGTATCTGACGCACTGAAAGCACTGAAAAAAGCCTCTTCACATGTGGTGGCAGCTCGCCTTGGAATCAGTCGTGAAGAGGCTGTCAACGAGCTGTGGGAACTCAAAATAAATGGCGTCGTTGATAAAACTGGTCACACCTGGTTTCTGGCTGGCGAAGGTGAATCCCGGGTAACCGAAGAGCGGCCAGTAAAATCTGAAGCACAGGATATGCTGACCGGGGAGGTCGAACAAAAAGTTACCGCAGACATGATGATTGAGTTTATCGGTCAGGATGGGGCTAAAACGTGTGAGGAACTGGCGGGTAAGTTCGGTGTCAGTACTCGCAAGGTTGCTTCCACGCTGGCGGTGGTAACCGCAACGGGGCGGCTGGCACGCGTTAATCAGAACGGTAAATTTCGTTACTGCATGCCGGGCGATAATTTACCAGCAGAGCCGAAAGCCGCGCTGGTAACGGAAAG